AGCCGCCTTTAATTCTTCCAAAGTAGCATCTTTGGTAAGTTGATAAATCATAGCACATATCATTTCAACATGCCCAAGTTCTTCTGTATAACAACGATAGAGACGTAAAAAAGCCCTAATTAGAACTTAGGGTGTATTATTATTGAAAAATTACTTTCGTAGCCTCTACCGCCTTTTTCTTTTTTATATTCAATATAAGAAATAACAGATTTTAGTAATTTATTCTTTTTTTCAACTGATGTTACTTTGTAATATGAATCAATTACTTTTTCTATTTTAGGCAATAGTTTTTCTATTCTATCTTTATTAAGCTTTAGTTGATATTTATTTAGTTCTTTTTCTGTGTTCGTTATTTTATCTTTTATTGTTTTTGTTCTTTTTGTGAATTCTTGAGGAGTATAAATTCCTTGTTCTACAAGTTCGTAAGCTTTATCTAATTGTTTATTATATTTATCTAATTCCTTACTTAATGATACAAACATAACATTATCGTCTTCCTCAGCTGGATTATACGTAGCTAGGAGCTCTTTTTGAGAAGAAATGTATTCTTGTAAGGCTTTAATTGTTTCTTGCTCTACAAGGGCTAAATTTGAGCCTATATTAGTACAATGAGCCTTAGGACATATTAAAGTATCTTCGTGAGGTTCAATTAAATTACTTTCATAAGTAGTAATAGCTTTATCAAACTCTGTAGTATTGATATTTAATAGTTTTTTTAATTCTTCCCACTTATCAGCGTAAGGCATAGTAAACTTTGATTGATTAGAAGCAAACCAGTGATCTACACAATGCTTTCTAACTTTTAAAGCTGTAGCTATATCTCTTAAACTATATTCGCCTTTATGTTCTCTAAGACACAATCTTAATTTTTCTTTGTCTATGTCATATTTACGGCGTAATTTAGGTTCTTGTTTTTTGTTGTCGTAATATGGTCTTCTCTGCATAGAACGTCCACAATCAGCACATTTAACTAATGTAGCAAGTGGATTTTGTAATTCAGTATTATGTTTTGTACTGGCTTTGTTTGGTTTGATTCCTTGTACTATATCAAATAATTCATTGCTAATAATTGCTGGGTGTAATCCCTCTACAAGAATTAGATCTTCGTTATTTCCTTTTTTTCGCTTCTTAATTATCTGCCCGTTAATTAAAATCTTCTTTTGTTTATTTGAGTTCCAACGTATCTTACCTATGTATATTGGATTAGATAACATTCCTTTAATAGTAGCCGGAGTCCAAACATCAGATTTTTTAGGCTTAAAGTCTAAAGTATTTAACCAATTACAAATAATATCATAGCCCATACCGTCAGCACGTTTCTGATACATTTCTTTAACTATTTCTGCTTCCTCAGACACTGGTTCTAGCGTATAACCTTTGCCATATTTAACACGTACCTTTTTATAGCCAAAAGGTGGCTCTGAAGCACAATATTTTCCGTCTAATACATTTGCAATACGTGCTCTTTGCATACGTCTATTTATAGTCTTATATTCTCTACGAGACATAAACAATCCAAACTCAAAATATTCCTCGTCCTCATCACTATTAGGATCATATATTTTATTTAGTGTTATTATTTTTGTATTTGAATATTTAAAAGCCTGTGTTACTGTTCCTTGGTCTTTAGCGTCTCCACGTGTAAGACGTTCTACTTCAACAACTAATATACCGTCGATAGTTCCGGTTTCAACATTTTTAAGAACTTCTTGCATTTCTGGTCTTTCTTGTATTGATTCCCCGGAAACAACTTCACGATAGATTTTTCTTATCTTAATTCCTAATTGATTAGCACGATCTTTTAAAAACTTCTCGTGCTGTTTTAAAGTATCAAACTTTTTAAGTTTTTCTAATTCCATATCAGCACGTGATTTTCTTAAATATGCGTCATATATTCCGTTAGGATCTAAAGTTACTGTTATATACATCTTACACCTCCTCATTCATAAGCTTATCAACTTCTTTTTCATATTCTTTAATTTTATTGACATCATAATTATTGAGATGTCCTAACTTATAATGTAACATTTCGTGTCTGAAATGCTTTGTTTTTTTCTTCCTCCGAAAGTTTATCGTTTATTACTATATAGGTACTATTTTCTATTTCCAAAATAAAAGCTCTGATTTTATCTGGTAGAATCATTATTTTAAGTTTTAACTCATTTTCTTTAGCAATTCTCGACCAACTCTCGAACACAGCAATACCTCCTAAGACACAGGGTACTGCTTAAAATTGCGTCTTTTAATTTCTTGGCTTATAAATATAGCCGTTTTTCTTTTTATTTAAAACATCTTCTAAAGCAATATCTACTGAATCTTTGAAACGTTTATCTTTCTCATAAATAGATAATTGTTTGCTAGTATTCAATACTTTTATTGCCTCGTCCAATTTATTCATTTTTACAAGGATTCTTGATTCATATACTCTGTTAGGAGTCATATATTCCATATCAATTCCTTGTTTTTTATTTTCCTCAATATACTTTGTAAATGAATTATCAGCTAATCTGCAATGAAATAATGCTTTATCTAAGCTATATTCTTTTTCATAATTTTGTGCTAAGAGTAAATTGTCCTGATATGCTTCGTAGTAAAATTGTTCTTTGCTGATTGATATGTCATTCGTCTTTTTTTTACAATTTTTGCATAAATAAATCATTAAATATATTAAGTTACCAATCCCAGCTGTTGTAAAAAATAAAATTATATGTTTTCGGATTTTATTCATATTTATTTATCTTCTTTTTTGATTATAGTAACAATATCTACAAACTGTTTTAATTCTTCGTCGTTTAAGTCTCCTAGTTTGTCAAATAAAACTTTAGCGTGTTCGTTTTCAAGTAATTTATTATACTTATCTAAATTTTCATTTTCATATATAGAAGAAGCTTCTTTTCCTAAAAGATAGTCTGTTGTTGTGTTTAGAGCTGTAGCTATGTCTGCTAATATATCAGGTCTAGGCTTTTGTAGATCATTTATATAGCGTGAAATCGCTGCTTCAGTAACTCCTATTTTATTTGCTAATTTTCGTTGCGTCATATTATTTTGATTTAATAATTGTTGCAATCTATTACCAAAATCATAATTCATATTATCTCCTCCAATTACCGATATTATAACACTTTATTAAAAAAAAGTAATAAAACTTACTAAAATGATAAAAAAAGTATTGACATACTTACCATTTTGGTATATTATTTAGATATAACTTACCGAAATGATAATGTTTTGGAAAATAAGGAGGTGCATATATGAATACGTTAATGCTTGTTTCTAAACGAAACTTAAAAGGCTATTCACAAGAACAGACAGCAAAAATGTTAGGATTATCAAGTGTTCAGTATGGAAAAAAAGAACGTGGAGAAAAAGACTTTAAAGCCAATGAGATAAAAAAATTAAAAATACTTTTTGATTTATCAGATCAAGAAATAATATCAATTTTTTTTGAAAAATAACTTACCGAAATAATAAGTTAAATAAGTATAAACTTACTGAATAAAATTAACTAGGAGGGACTATGAAAAATAAAAATGATAAGCAAACTATAAAACCTAAAGTATCGATTGCTTTAGATTGCATACCTAAGAACATTGAAGAACGTAAAAATAACATTCGACAATTTTATGATGTTTGTAATGAAGTAATAGAAGATCCCAGTTGTTTTTATACAAAGAAAGAAATAGAAGAACTAAAAAACAATCCAGAAAAGCAAAGAGAATTAAATATTAAATTTATCTAAAAGGAGAAGAAATATTGTGTTTATGGAATTTACAGAAAAAGATATTGAAAAATACATTGAAAAAAGAAAAAAATTAGAGCGTGATTTAGCTGACGAGATAGCTTTTGGGGAACCTAGTAAAACTACTCTAAGAAAACTTGAAGAATTAAAAAGAATTATTGAATATGGAGACTTATTAAATTATTCAAAAGAGTTAAAAAGAAAAACAGATTATTACGAAAATTTACTAAAACGTCATAATATCAGTTATTTAAAATAACGCTCTCACACTTAAAGGAGGTGGTTATATGTGAAATATCTAAATTAAAGAATCTAAAAAGGAGGTGGAAAAATGAAAAGATTCATTAAAAAAGTTAAATGGTTAAATGTATTAGAAGCTTTATTATTTCTAGGTAGTTTAGCCGTAATAATTCACGATTTATTTATGGTAACAGTATATAGCTGGTTTACTTCTCAACTTGTAGGTTGGACTTGGTTCGGATTAGCTACTTTTATGTTAGCAATCGCAATAGCTAGTTTAACTTATGAAGATTTAGAAGAAAAAGCTAATATTGTAGCATTAAAAAAAGAGAGAGCCTAGGCAAGATCTCTCAATGGAATATTTTGTTAAATATTCACTCCATAAGTATATCAAACTATGGGGTTCTAGTCAAAGGTGGTGGTAAACATAAATGGTAATTGGATTAAACTTTTTACAAAGTTTGTAGCTTGGGAATGGTACAAAGACCAAAATACTAAAGCACTGTTTATTCACTGTCTATTAAAAGCTAATTGGAAAGACGGAAAGTTTGAGGGAAATATTATTCCTAGAGGCAGTTTTGTTACATCTCTTGACTCTCTTAATAAAGAATTAGGTTTGTCAGTACAAGAGATTAGAACAGCATTAAAACACTTAATTTCAACAAACGAATTAACAAGCAAAAGTACCAATAAATACCGCATAATTACAGTGGTAAATTATGAGTTATATCAGCAACATAACAAGCAACTTAACAATCAACTAACAGGCAATCAACAAACAACTAACAATCAACTAACAACAATAGAAGAATATATAGAATATAAGACTAAAGAAGAATATAAAAATAATAGTGTGTGTAATAAAACGCCTGAAGAAAATTTTTCTTGTCATTTGGGTTGTCTTTATAAAACTCTTGATTGCAAAAATTGTATGAAAAAATGGAAATGTCCTTTACCAGACGATCCTACCTTTAAAGGAATCAACGGTAAAACATTTTACGAATATGTTGCAGAAATTGAACTTAGAAAATTGGAAGTTGCTAAAGAGTTGGAAGTTATGGGAAACAACATTAACCCAGAACTAACCGATTATGATTGGCTTAATGATAAGGGGGACGAAAAATGAATCGTGAAAAATGGCTTGAGGAACGTAAAAAAGGTATTGGTGGCTCAGACGTTGCTTGTATCTTAGGTATGAGTCCTTATAAAACTAACGTGGAACTCTGGGAAGAAAAAGTCGGTATTAAAGAGACTGAAGATATATCTCAGAAAGAATACGTAAAAAATGGAACTGATAGTGAGGATCCATTAAGAAAACTATTTGCTGTGGATTATAAACAATATAAAGTATTACACGAAGAATACGAAATAATTCACAATAAAGAATACCCTTTTATACAAGTAAGTCCTGATAGTAGGCTTATAGAGAAATCAACTGGACGTAAGGGTTTCTTAGAAATTAAACGCTGTGAGATTATGAATCATAAACAGTATGAAAAATGGAAAGACGGTAGTATTCCACAAAATTACTATCTACAAACATTACAGTATTTCTTAGCAGACGAAGATATGGATTTTGGTTACTTAAGAGCATATCTTATCAGACATTTAGCTGACGGAACTGTAATAAGAGAAATAAGAGATTATGTAATCGCTGATAGTCGTTTAGAAGTACAAAACGATCTTGATTACTTAAAACCAAAGGAAATAGAGTTTTGGAGTTATGTTGAAAACAAGATAAAACCACCACTACTATTACCACAGATTTAGAGGAGGAAAAAATATGGAAAATAATCTGGAAACAAAAAATAATCAACAAGTTATTAACAGTTTAAAACTTGTTATAAGTCCATTAAAGAAAATGGAAGCAATCAAATTCAATTATGAAGAATTAAAAGGAGGTTTACAAGAAAGCCTTAAAAAATATCAAAATTTAGTATATACAAGTCAAAATATTAAAGAAGCTAAAGACGATAGAGCTACACTTAATGCACTAAAAAAATCTTTAAATGACGAAAAAATCAAAATCAAAAAAGAGTTTGAAGTTCCTTACAAAGATTTTGAAGATAAAATCAAAGAGCTTATAGAACTTGTAGATAAACCAGCTAGTGAAATTGATAAACAAGTTAAAATCTTTGAGGAAGCGGAAAAAGTCAAAAAACGTGAATCAATAGAAAATATCTACGCCGAAAATATTGGTTCATACGCTGACTTAATTCCACTACAACAAATATATGATTCACGTTGGGAAAATAAAACTTATAAAGAAACAGATATTAAGAAAGAGATTCAAGATATTGTTAAAAAAGCTGATAGCGACATAAAAGTAATAGCAGAACTAAAATCTGAGTTTGAGTTTCAAATTAAAGATACTTATTTCAGAACTCTTGATTTAGGACAAGCTCTTGTTGAAAAACAAAGATTAGAAAAGCAAAAAGAATTACTTACTACTATTAAGCAACAACAAGTAGAAGTTAAAGTAGATTCTATAAATAATATTGATTCTGTTGATTCTGTAAGATATGCTGTTGGAATTGATAATTCTAACGAAGAATCTACTTCAGTTGAAGAAAAAATGATAAGTGTAGCCTTTAGAGTTGAATGTACCGAAAGCCAATTAAAAGCACTAGGAGAATTTATGAAAGCTAATGGTATCAAGTATGGGAGGGCTTAATTATGGCAGTAAAAAATAATTTAGCACCAACTCAAGTAAAACCACAAATACCAAAACAGACTTTTACAGATTATATTACTCAGGAAAAAATTAAAAATAAAATAAATGATATGGTCGGAGGAAAAAATAGTCAAAGATTCATAACAGCTATTGTTAGTGCCGTATCAAATAATAATGATTTAGCTAGTTGTAATTTTGGAACAATTATAGCGGGAGCTTTATTAGGAGAAAGTTTACAGCTCTCTCCCTCCCCACAATTAGGACATTATTACTTAGTTCCTTACAACATAAAGAAAAAAGACGCTCAAGGAAATGATTACTGGGAAAAAGTAGCACAATTTCAATTAGGCTACAAAGGTTATATTCAACTTGCTGTAAGAAGTAATTTCTATCGTGATATTGATGTATTAGAAATAAAAGACGGCGAATATTTAGGTCGTGATAAAAATACAGGGAAACACCGTTTTAGCTTTATTGCTGACTATGAAGAAAGAAGAAGCAAAGATACTATTGGTTATTTAGCATATTTTGAATATTTAAACGGATTCACTAAACAAATATATTGGACTAAAAAAGAAATGCAAGAACACGCAATAAAATATTCAAAAGCGTATAAAAGTGATAAAGAAAATAACACATCTTATTCATTTTGGACTACTAAGTTTGACGATATGGCTTTTAAAACAATGATTAGACAGTTAATATCTCGTTGGGGAATTATGTCTATTGAATTGCAAACAGCAATCGAAAGAGATATGGCAGTTATAGAAGAAAATGAAAACTACGAATATGTAGATAACGAAGAACCTATAGTTCCTATAACTCCAGCAACTGAAAAACCAGTTCAACAACAAGATCCAGCAGATAATGCGGTAGATCAGTTCTTTAATCAATAGAAAGGAATTTATGCTATGTATATCTGTAATTTAGAAAAAATGAAAAAACATATTGGGGGCTATTTGGAAAATTTTAAAGAAGAAGTTAAAGAAGCTGATAAGCGACAGAAACTTGATAAAGAAACTCAATGTATTTGTAATTTAGAAATGAGTTTTACTGAGGAAATATTAAAGTTAATTGATAAATATATCAGTAAAACTAAAGAATTATAGATATATGGAATTGGAGGAAATATGAATAAAATTGAATTAACTGGACGATTAACTAGGGATCCTGATTTAAGGTACACACCTAATAATCGCCCTGTCGCTCAATTTACTATTGCAGTAAATAGACGATACGCAAAAGAAACTGACGAAATAAAAGCTGATTTCTTCCCTATTGTAGTATGGGGAAAACAAGGCGAAAATTGTAAAACTTATCTTCTAAAAGGAAGTATGGTTGGAATAATAGGAACTTTAAGAAATAGAAGTTATGAAAAAGACGGAAATACACGTTACATTACTGAAGTAATAGCTGAAGAAGTAGAATTCTTAACACCTAAAAAAACAACTGATAATTCTAATAACGAAACTATACCAGGAGAAGAACATACTCCATACGATTATCAAGAGGAGCAAGCGTCAATATATGATAATGAATTTCAATTAAATGACGACGATTTACCCTTTTAATGATTAAATGTGATTTTGAAGATTATTTAGAAGTAAAAGAAGATTGCGAGTTATACAGAAATTTAGCAAGAAAATATTTAGCTTTAGACTTATCAGATCCTAATTTATGTTTTGATGTAAAAAAGGAAGCTTGGGCTTTGGCTCAGCGTTGGAGTGATATTGCTAGTATGGCGAGTAAAATAGCACGACTACACGACGCTTCAAAAACAGATTTTAGAGATTGGGCGTATCAGAGATATAGACAATTACAATATATGCACGAAGACGCTCGTATGATGTGGAATAAAGCTGAAGAAGAATTAAAGTTCATAACCAGATATGAAAAGTACGGAGTTATTAGTAATTGATTCGTTCTAAAAAATTAAAGTCTAAACGTGCTAAAGCTACTGAAATAACTAAGCAAGTTAAGTTAGAAGTATGGGAACGTGATAAAGGGCGTTGCGTTGTATGTGGAAATTCCTATAACGTAATGCCTAACGCTCACGTTGTACCTCGTTCTAAAGGTGGTATGGGAATACCTACAAATATAGTTACGTTATGTACCAATTTTACCGAAAATCGTTGCCACCATTACTACGATAATGGAACAAAAGAACAACGAGAAAAAATAGACACCAAAATCGTTGCATATATGAAACAGCAATACGGTAATGATTGGAACAAAGAAGATCAAATATATAAAAAATATAAAAATATCTAAGGAGGAATAAAAATGGAAATAATTATAGTAATAGCTGGAATAATTATTTTAGTACAAGCTAATGAAATAAAAAGATTACACGATATAGTTCAGATACTAGAAACTGAAAGGTATAACACTCGTAGGGTTATGTATGAAAACGGATTGATTCCAAAGGAATTCGTTGACGAATTGGAGGATCAAGAATGAGAAATAAATTATTAAGAATAGTTAATCATTATGGAATACGTAAACAAACAAAATATTTAATGTCAGAAATATATGAGTTAGTTGAGGCTATTGTTGAAAAAGAAGAATCAAAAAAAGACGCAATAAAAAATATGTGTGATATTTTACGTAGAGCCTTTTCGACAGAATACAAGGACATCTATAAAGACCATATTGCTGAAGAAATATCAGATTGTTATGTTCTTATAGAACAAATAAGAAATTATTACAATATATCAATATCTGATTTAAAAGAAATAATGACTTTAAAAATTGATAGACAGTTAATGAGAATAAATGCAGAAGAATCCGGCAAAATGCTTGACGAAATAACAAGATATGCAAAAGAACACGGAGGTAATGAAAATGGCAATAACTGACTTAATAGCTACAATTTTTATCTCTCTGTTAGTATTTGTTTTAGTAATCAGTTATTTCATAATTAAATTTAAAGTTGTTGATTATGAAACGGAAATACAAAAAAACCAGAAAGAAATTAGAGATTTAAACGAAAAAATATCTAAATTAAAAGCAAGAAAGCCGAGAAAAAAGGAAATTAAAAAAAGTGTCTAAAGAATATTTGCAATTAGATATATTCGGAGAAGCTAAACCCTTAAGTGAAGTAATTAGTAGCACAAAACCCTTATCGCACGGAGGCAGAATAACTAAAAAAAGTTTATTTAGAAGTATAAATGGTTATAAGAATGGATTTTATTGTAAAAATTGTAAGCATTTTAAAGAATTAAGATGTAATAGAAAGTATTTTAAGTGTGAGATTCTTGGAATAACATCTTCTGAAGCTACTGATATAAGAAAGAATGACATAGCTTGTAATTTATATGAATGAAATATGGAAAACGATTGATTATGACACACGTTATCAAGTGTCAAATTGGGGAAGATTTAGAAAAAGGAATCTTAAAAATGGTTACAGATATTTAAAACCATTTAGGAAGAAAAATTTATTCCAGGTAAAAATCAAAGATAAAGATTTTAATTGTGCTAGATTAGTTGCTAATGCTTTTATTCAACCTCTTACTACTAAAGATAGAGTTTACCATAAGAATAAAATTGTAAGTGATAATTATTATAGAAATTTAGAGGTCATAGGATTACGAGAACTAGGAAAAAGAACAGGACACATATCTAAGTCTCAACGTGTGGTTGAAATTAAAGGTAATGAGATAATAAGGGATTGGGCTTCAGCTAGAAAAGCTAGTAAAGATTTATTTATATCTTATCAAACAGTTATGGATTATTGTAATAAAAAAGTTAAAAAGCCTATGTATAACCTGATGTGGGAAGAAGATTATTTTGATATAGTCTTGGAACCATTTAGTTGGGAACATAAAAAAAATAAAAAATCGGAGGATTAAGTATGAAATACGTTAATATAACAAATGCTGATATTATTCAATCTATGAATAATGATACAAAACATAATTTTGCTAATTATTGTATTGCAAATAAAGTAGAACCTGAAGAAATATTAGAACCAATAAAAAATATAGCTAATGGTGTTATAAATTTATCAATAAAGATGTGTAATGAATATTTTAAAACTCCAGCAGGTAAAGAATATTTACAAATGAGAGAAAAAATCGAAAAAATCGGAGGTAATCAATGGAAGTAATTAAAAAAAATGATATGAAGTTAATATTTACGATATATGTCGGAGAGGCTAAAGACGAAAACGGAAACTTATTGTGTGAGTTAAGGACTACTCAACATTATTCTCCTGTAATAGTATTTCCAGACGGAGATATGGTAATTATGAATTGGACTGATATATATGATATAGCTAAAGCTAAAAAGACTGAAAATTCGGAGGTGCAAAATGAAAGCAATAAAGACACCAACAACTAATCGAATATATGTGGCTGACGGTTGCAATGATTTACCAGCTACCGTTCACAAAATTGGTAATGACACTTATACAGAAGCTTGTTTTTCACTTACACCAGAAGAAATATCACAAATAATATATTCCAGAAAGATATACTTCTCTGTTTTAGGAGATACGATTATACCAATGATGTTGCATACCGAGAGTTATGTAAAAAAGGAAACGGAGGTACAAGAATGATATTAAGATACAATAAAAACCTATATGACGAGGTTATAAATGGAAGCGAAACATATAAAGCTATTGCTACAAATATAAAAAAAGGTTTTAGTACATTTATAAGTTGGACTGATAATGATTCTACTCACTATGACGTGTTATTTACCTATGGTTGTGTCGGAAGTGGTGGTTATCAGCGTGGATTACGAGTAACGGATCTATTTATTAGTGTAATGAGTATTGGAAGTTTTGGTTTTAAAATTGACGATATGAAAAGTGCTGGTTATATAGCAGAAAAAATATTTCACGGAAGATTAGATAAGAGTGTTGTAGCTCTTACAGAGTTGATAAATGGTGTATTAAATGAATTAAATAAGGAGGAAGAATAATGATAATAGAATTATTTAAAATTATAGCAATTATAGTTTTAGCAATAATTGCAATCATACTACTCGCTTTTTTAGGCTGTTGTATTAAAGCTTTTTGGACTTGTAATATACCTAAAAAAAAGGATTATGGCTATAAAAAAACGAGGTTAAGAAAATGATTGATACGGAAGATTTAACAAGTTATTACCCAGGGTATGACGAATATTGCGAACCCAGGGAAAATCAGGGGGACGAGGAAGATTTTGATATAGACGCCATTATTGACGAGAGGAGATTACAAGAAATGGAAGAAAAAGAATCAAAATTAACTAAGGAAATAGTTTTATTCAATGTTGTATATAAACAAGGAGAAAAAGACGGAATATTTGACTTATGCACTTATCATAATGAATTTTTAGAAAGAATTTGTAAGGAAGATAAGTCAACGTTTATAGCTATTAAACAAACTATATATAAAAGTTTGGAGAATATAGAAAATAAAGCAAAGGAGGAATAAGAAATGGAAAAACAAAATAAAAAATTAGAACCATTTACAGTAGAGTTAATGTTATTATCTGCTAAGATAACACCAAAAGAAGACGGAACATCAACTGTATTATTTGGAGTCGAAACTTTAGATGTTTTAAAAGAAATGTGTAAAACTGATAAAGAAGCTTGGAATACTGTTAAAAAAGTTACGTATGACGCCTTAGAGAAAATCGAAAAACAATCAAATGAATAAGGAGGTCAAAAATGGAAAACTATTATAAGTTAGTAGCCGACTTACAATGTGCTTACCAACGATTAAGATCATTACAAGAAAGACAAGAAGCTATATTTGATAGATACTTCCCTGTAACTGTCAAGTACAAACCAATCTCCTCCACTGGCGGAGAATCAAAAGATAAAATGTTGGGTTATTTAGAAGAATTAGAAGAATCTGGAATCGCAAAAGATTTGGAGGAAGCTATAAAAAATGTTAATTCTATTCAACACAGAGTAGCTAATATGGAAATAATCTTACGTGGTGTAGAAAACATAACAGGTAATGATAGTTTAGAGTTTAAAGTTATGAATCTTAAGTATTATGAAAATCGTAGCTATACCCTACAACAAATAGCTGATAGATTGCATTATTCAATAGATCGAGTTAAGCAAGTAAGTGCTGAAATAGAAAGAAAATTAAAAGATAATTATTACACTAAAAATACACTTCAAAAGTGATAAAATGGTAATGTGGAATAATTAAAGACGGCTTGTAGAGTGCCCCTGATTAAAGAGAACTCTACTTTATATCTCGGTAGCGGTGTGATAGTCACACGCAGGTTCCATATTCCTGAGGAGAGGTGCAATTCCTACTACCGAAACCATTGATTTATATAGTGAGCCGATCACTCACGTTAATATAAATAAGTTTTTACTAATTTTGACTTGGCTAGAGCAAGCTTACGAATAAGAATTAGGGTGGAAATTACTTTGCTACCTTAAGGTAAAGGTGCGTTGATATTTCAAGCGTAAAAATATCTGTATCTATTGCAAACAATAGAAGCTCAATTTATGCTGATGTGGTGGAAAAGAGACACGCCAGAAATGGTGGGTATTCCGAAAGGAACCCGTGGGAGGTTATAACTCTCTATCAGCTCCAATATGCTATTATTCAATGTTGTATAGATAGACCTAAGATGTCTAAGGGTGCGAATCCCTTATCACTTCCTTTCTAGGCTCTGGCTTATCGGCTTTATAATTGATAAGATACGTTGTGTTAGTCGCCTTACATCAATCCGTGGAAATGTAAAACCGTAGCAACGTATTCTCTTGAACGAACAAGGATTAAAGTTGGTTATGACAAACATACGCTAAACTATTAGTCGTAATTCTATGTAAGTATTCGTAATGGAATACCAAGGTTATTGCATAGAGAAATAGTAAATATAGGTAGTAATCTAAGGAGTAAGATACCGCTGGGGAGTAGGAAACGAAAGCCGGGGGCTATATACGGTGCAATTCCGTATCTACCTACCACGCTAGTATCACACTAGCCAACCCCTTTTTATTCTTTTTAGATAAAGCACTACTCTAATAGGTAGTGTACTGATGATATGTGAAAGGTTGCGGACGTTATCATAAAGACCTAGTATATCGTTAGTACAGTATCTGTTAAAGGGTACTACTCCTCTATCAAGTAGAGAACTGTAAGACATTACATTCCAGAGCGTGATGTCTTTTTTTTGCATTAAGGAGGCGTTGCGTATGAAAGCAGATGTTATATGAATGTAGATAGATATATTAAGCAGTTGTTTATTAGTCTGTCAGAGTATAGCCAATACTATGACATTACAATAGCAACCTTTGAAAAATATAATAGTGAATATAAAATTATTTCTAAGAGTATTCTACTTCAGTACAAGGAGAAACACCCTAAAAAGAAAGATCATTATATTCAGTATAAAGAATGGTATAACAACAAGCGTGAGCTTGTAGTAAGGTTGAATGAGTTATGGCAAAACAGAAAACAGACAAAGAACAAAAAGAAATAATTGCTTACTTCTTGGAGTGTAATAATTATAGTCAAACAGCTCGTAAGTTTGGTATGTCTGATACCGGTGTTAGAAAAATAATAAAAAGAAGTGCTGGAAAAGAAAGTACGAAACAGTTAGAGGAGAAAAAAAATAATAATACCCAGGAAGTTATCAAAGATATGGACGACCGAAAGGAAACGGTTAAAAGAGTTCTGGGTAAGTTAATGCAAAATATTGAAGATAAGTGCGATAACGTAGATATGTTTACTACTCTTAGAGACCTAGCTATGGCTTATGGTACTATCGTAGATAAAGAATTTAAACGTCAAGAGTTAGAACTAAAGAAGAAAGAATTAGAACTTCAAGCGAAAGAGTTAGAGAGCGACGACAGCTTAAATGGTTCTATTATTCAGGCTATTACTGGAAATATGTCTTCAATATGGGACGACGAGGAAAAAGATGTTAAAACTACTGAAGAAAAAGAAAAGTAAGCCTTTTATATGGCAACCGCTCTCAAAGAAACAGTTAAAGATATTGTCTTGGTGGTGCGACGGTAGTCCTTACAAGGATTATGACGGCGTTATAGCTGACGGTGCTGTTAGATCAGGTAAAACTATATCAATGGCTCCCTCTTTTGTGTTATGGGCTATGACAAACTTTGACGGTGTTGATTTTGCGTTATGTGGTAAGACTATTGGTTCTTTAAGACGTAATGTAATCAATACATTAAAAAAACAAGTTCTTACTTTAGGTTATACATACGAAGAAAGACGTACAGATAATTTAATTATTATTTATAAGGGCGATAAGTATAATAACTTCTACTTGTTTGGTGGTAAAGACGAATCTTCACAAGATTTAATACAAGGTATGACGCTAGCTGGTGTATTTTTCGACGAGGTAGCACTTATGCCTTACTCTTTTGTAGATCAAGCTATGGCTAGATGTTCTGTTGAGGGTGCTAAATATTGGTTTAACTGTAATCCTAAAAATCCAAACCACTGGTTTAAGGTTGAATTTATAGATAAAGCTAAAGAAAAGAGATTCTTATATTTACATTTTACTATGGACGATAACCTTACGTTATCAGAAAAAGTTAAACTTCGTTATAAAAGAATGTTTGCTGGTGTCTTCTATAAAAGAAATGTCGAGGGATTATGGGTTACAGCTGAGGGACGTATTTATACTACGTTTGACGAAAGTAGAACTATTACTTATGAAGAATTTATAAATAAGTTTAAAGATAGTATTGTTGGAGCTTATATTGGAGTGGACTTTGGAGGTAATAAGTCCGCTACTTCTTTTACTCTTACATTAGTTACTAGAGGATTTAAAGATGTAATCATAGTTGACGAATGGTATCACAAAGAAGAATTAACTCCTAAACAGTTGGAGACAAACTTCGTTGAGTTCGTTACTAATTCATTTAAAAAGTTCCCACAATTACACGACGTATATTGTGATAGTGCAGAACAGATTCTTATTAGTGGATTAAAAACAGCACTATTAAAAGCAAAATACACTGATTCTAAGGGAATATTAAGAGGCTACCCTATAATAATTCATAATGCTATTAAAGGAGAAATTATAGACCGTATCAGATTCACTACGGCTATGTTCGGACAAGATAGATTATGGGTTGTTAGAGAAAAATGTCCCAATACTATATCAGCGTTTGATAATGCTGTATGGGACGACGAAGAAATAGACGACGTTCGTTTGGACGACGGAAACTACAACATAGACTCTCTCGATAGTTTCGAGTATTCAATAGAAAAACAAATGAAACTAATTTTAAGATAAGGAGTGATAGATATGTTAGAAACAATAATTGCTTTGATTGTTACAATAATAGCTTTAATAGGAACTATTATTATATGCGTGTTATCAGCTCATAAAGAAGAAATATGGGAGATAATCTATGAAAGATTTATAAAATAATTAGAAAAGGAGATGTGATTTTATGAATTCAATAGTTGAATATTTAAGAGGACTTGGTTATAGTATTAACTCTGATTATTACGCTTATATAAATACTTGGCGTGAGTGGTATTCTGGAAAAGTTAAAAAGTTTCATTCATATAAACAATATAACGGTAAAAAACAAGTACCAAGAGAAAGATATACTTTAGGTATGGCTAAAAAAGGCTGTGAAGATTGGGCTAATAAGCTTATGAGTGAAAAAGTAACTATCTCCACCACTTCTCAAGAAACACTAGACGATATATTGGAAAGGAACGAATTTTGGTTAAATGCTAATCAATTAGTAGAAGAAACTTTTGCGTTAGGTACAGGTGCGTTTGTAGAATATAAAGCAGGAGATCAACCTGTTATTGATTTTATTATTGCTCCTATGATATTCCCTCTTAAGTGGAAAAAAGGAAGAATAATTGATTGTGCTTTCGCTAGTTTAATTGAAAGCGGAGATAAAAAAACATATTACGTTAATATACATAAACAAGTTGGAAGTAAATATTGTGTAGAAAATAAAATTATTATTGCAAATAATGACGGAACATTTAACGAGGGAGAATTACCTAAGAATGTTATGCCGGTTGTATGGAATGATGTTAAAACATTTCAAATAATAAAACCTAATATAGTAAATAATATTGATATGGGTAATCCTATGGGAATGGCTATATTTGCTAACGCTATCGACGAAATGAAGACTATAGATCTTATTTATGATAGTTATAAAAATGAGTTTAATCTTGGTAAAAAACGTATCTTTGTTAAAAGCGGTGCTTTAAATGTTGATTTAGAAAACGGAGACGCTGTTCCAGTATTTGACGAAAACGACATAGAGTTCTACGCAATGCCGGACGAAGACGGAACAGATATGATAAGAGAATCTAAGTTTGATATAAGAGCAGAACAACACGATACAGGCTTACAAACTAATCTTAATTTGTATGGTAAAAAAATTGGTTTTGGAGATAATGGCTACAAGTGGGAAAAAGGACAAGTTAAAACAGCTACTGAAACAATTAGCGATAACTCTGAGATGTTTAGAAACATACAAAAACACGAAGTTATTCTTGAACCGGCTTTAATTGGTATGGTTGAGGCACTTATCTATTTAAAAACTGGTAAAGTATATACAGGAGATACAACAATAAACTTTGACGATTCTATTATAGAAGATATGGCAGAAGTTAAGCGTCAAGCTATGATTGAATATAACGCCGGTATCATTGATAAGGTAGAATATTATGTTAGAGTCTATAAAATAACTGAATCTGAAGCTATTAAAAAGATAGAAACTATGGAAGCTAGAAAACCTAAAGAAATGACTTACGAGGTGTAGTTTATGCAAGACGATAAACGCATACAAGAGCTGTACGAAAAAATAGAAGCTGATTTATTGCGTAATATCGCTAGTAGATTAGATATTGAAGAAATAGACGGCGGTTCTGTTGAGTGGTACACTAGAAAACTTGACGATTTGGGTATGTTATCAAATGAGAATATCAAGGTAATTGCTAAATATACTGGAAAAACTACAAAAGAAATAAAACAGTTATTAAAGAAAAGCGGTTATGCTAATATAGAAGAATCAGCCTATAAGGAAGCATTTCAGAAAAAAGTTTTAGCTCAAAAGGCTGTTCCTTTAATGAAATCTGAATCATTAAAAGAAATATTAAATACTTCTGTATCTAATTCCATTGATTCGTTTAATCTGGTTAATACTACCGCTTTAGAAAGTGCTAACGAAGAATATCTAAAAATAGTTAATCAAGTATATTTAGAAGTGTCTCAGGGATTATATGATTATAGTAGTTCTGTAAGAAAAGCTGTTACTAAACTAGCTGAAAAAGGAATTAAAGGTGCTAGTTATATGCGTACTGACGGAACGAAGATTATAAGAACTTTAGAATCGGCTGTACGTATGCAGGTATTAACAGCTAATAATCAATGTATGACAAAAATGCAAGAACAAAGAGCTAAGGAATGGGGTTCTAATCTTGTAGAAGTATCTTCACATATGGGAGCTAGACCTAGCCACGCTGAATGGCAAGGAAAAATATATATGCTAGAGGGTTCTAGTGCTGAATACCCTAATTTTTATGAAGCTACTGGTTATGGTACTGTTACTGGATTATGTGGTGTTAATTGCCGACATACATTCTACCCTTATTTAGAGGGCGTCAGCGAAAAAACATACAAACACTATAATCTTAATGAAAATAAAGAACAGTACGAAAGAGAACAAAAACAACGCCAGTTAGAAAGAAAGATACGTGTAGAAAAGCAAAAAATAATTGTAGCTGAAGAAACTGGAGATAAACTTATGCTTGAAAAAGCAAGTATTAAGTTAAAAGAACGAAGAAACGATTTAAAAGACTTTATAGAAAAGAATAATCTCACTCGTGATTCTTCAAGAGAGTTTAAATATGGATTTAATCGTTCTGTATCACAGAAAGCTACCGTTATTAGCCAAAACGTTGAAAATAAAGCTAATATGGCGTATAATTTAGGTAGTACGGAGAATAATGTTAAAGCATACCTAAGAGACGCCCCTATTAAGTCAACACTTAGTACAGATTTTGATTTAGATAATTATAGAGAGTCTAAATGGGAAAAACACGATCCTAACAATAAGAACTACGACGGTGTATCTAGTCAAGTAACTATTTCAAAAGAATTGACTAAAGAATTGATAAAAAAATATTCTGGTACAGGTGCTTTAGAAAGAAACGCTAAAAGTGGCTTATGGCAGAATAAAGATCTTATTCATTCAGATACTGTTGTTGGTAAGGTGTTAGACACAAATAATAATTGGGTTGAAACAAAATCTTTCAAAATACATTATTCTAAACGAGGAGTACATATTGTACCTACACTTAGAGATAAATAAAGGAGTTAAAGATTATGTCAGAAACAGAATTCATTAAGTTTTTTGGAAAAGATGTGGAAATTGTATTAAATACCGGAGAGTATATTAAAGGTCATTGTGAAACCTTTACACGCTCTAGTGATAATGATAATGGTATCGCTTCTCTTTCCATTGCAACTGAAGACGGACTTTTGGAAGTAATGCAAAACGAAGTTGATACAATTAAAACTATTACACTTTAATTACACTTAATTAGTGTTATTATGGTATTGTGATAATTTATAAAAGAACTGACTATTGTCGGTTTTTTTGTTTATTATGTTTTTACTCGATTACAAGAGAATAAAACGGTTATTTCGACTTTACAGCCTACAAGCTGAATAAAAACTGAGAGGAGAAGATAATATGGATTGGTTAAAAGAAATTTTAACAAAAGCAGGAGTTGAAGACAAAAAGATTACTACTATTGTAGAAAGTGCAAAGAAAGAAGTTCCTACGTACTATGTACCTAAGAATGACTTTAACGAAAAAGTAACAGAGGTAAAAACCCTTACTACTGAAAAAGAAACTCTTACTACTCAACTTGAGGAACTAAAGAAAGTAGATCCTACTAAGTTGCAAGAGGAAATCACTAAACTACAACAAGCTAATAAGGATTTAGAAACAAACGGTAAAAAGGAATTAGCTGACGTTAAACGTATGAGTGCTATTGATTTAGCAATCGCTAATTCTAAAACTATTGACGCTATCTCTTTAAAAGCTAATTTAGATTTAGATAAGATTACTTATGATGAAAAGACTGGTAATTTATCTGGAATCGACGAACAAATAAGTAGTATTCGTGAATCTAAAAAGTATTTATTTACTGAAGCTCCTACTGACGGAGGTATGCCACAAGGCGGAATACCACCGAAAGAAAAAACTATTGACGACGAAATCCGTGAGAATATTTACGGCGAGTCAAAATAATTAAGGAGGAATGATTTATGCTAACATTAGCACAAGCACAAAACTTATCACAAAGTAAGTTGACTAATAAGATTATTGACGAATTTAGAAAGTGTCCTCTTTTAGACGCTATTCCATTCGACAATACTGTTAAACCACAAGGCGGAAAAACATTAGCTTATGTATTTAACAGAATTACGACTCAGCCAACAGCTGGAGCTCGTAAAATTAACGGAGAATATACTTCTCAAGAAACTGTTACTACACCAACAACAGTTGTATTAAAAGTTATGGGTGGTTCTTATGAATTAGACCGTGTTATCGCAAATGACGAAAAACAAGTTGTAGATCACGTACAATTCCAATCTACTCAAAAAGCTAAAGCAACAAAAGCTTATTTCTTGGATCAATTTATCAATGGAGACGTTGCTGTTGACGCTGACGGATTCGACGGTATTGATAAAGCTGTTAAAGGTACTATTACAGAACGTAATACTGATACAGTTTTAGATTTATCTACATCTGAAAAAATTGATTCTAATTATAAAAAATTGTTATATGAAATTCGTAAGGTAACTGCGAAAATGAGTCAAAAACCTACTCACTATTGTATGAATAGTGATATGTACGCTGTTTTCCAAACTATCGCTGATAGAGTTCCTAATATTAGATATGATAAGTCTTCTATGGGAGACGAAATTATCAAATATGGTACTGCTGTATTAGTTGATATGGGAGATAAACCTGGTACAACTAAACCTATCGTTGAAATAAACGAAGACGGAGAAACTTCTCTATATGCTGTTGTATTAGACTTAGAGGGCGTACACGGTGTAAGTCCAGACGGTAACGATTTAATTAAACATTATTACCCAGACTTTAAGACAGCTGGAGCTGTTAAAAAAGGCGAAGTAGAAATGGTAGGAGCTATTGCTGTTGAAGCTACTAGATCTGTTGGTGTTATCAGAAAAATTAAAATTGCTGAAGTAGAATATACACAAACTTCAGACACTAAATATTTAGCCGGTAAAACTTACTATTCTAAAGAAACAAGCGGTGCTTATAAAAAATTAACTGCTGGTACTGATTATACTGTTGGCGGAGATATTTCAGGAACAGTATATGAAAAAACTTTAAGTGTGTAATTTAAAGGCGATTGAAATTAAAGCCTTTCTCTTAAATGGGAAAGGTTTTTAATTTAGTTATAAGGAGGAATATTATGTTTAAAATAACAGCACCTGAAAAAAGCTATAATGGTGTATCTAGCAATATTGCGTTTGTAAACGGCGTTGCTATTGCTGAATTAGATCCTTTTACTAGAGAATGGTTTTTAAGCAAGGGTTATTCTTTAGAAGAAATAAAACAAGAAAAACCTAAGGCTACTCCAGAAGCTGGTAATCCAGAAACCGGAGAAAATGTTAAGGAACCTACCAAGGCTGAATTAACAGCTAGAGCTGAAGAACTAGGAATCGAAATTAAAGGAAAATTAACTAACAATCAAATAAAAGAATTGATTGCTAATAAAGAAGCTGAATTAAAAGCTTTAGAAGATAAGGATCCAGAAGCTGGTAATCCAGAAACCGGAGAAAATGGAGATCCTGAGAAAGGAGAATAATTATGTTTTTAGTTATCTCTCCTGATTCTTCATTTAATGGAGAATTTGCCGGTTATAAGTTCAAAAATGGTAATTGTATCACAGAATTAGACGATAATTTACAATTATGGTTTAAAATGCTTGGTTTTAAGCTTAAAAAGTACAATGAGCCTGAAAAAAAGAACGAAAAACCAGTAATTGAGGAAAAAAAAGCAAAAGAAAAAAGCGAAGATAAGTAGGTGGTTAAATGAATTATGTCGATTTAACTTTTTACAATGATCTTACTGGAGAAAATATGACTGAAAAAACATTTAGTTCTTTAGTAGATATAGCTAGTAGGATTATTGACGAAAAAACACTATTTAAAACTTATCACTTTAACGAGTTTCCAGATGTAATAAAAACAGCTGTGAAAAAAGCCACTGCATTTCAGATTCAAAAAATGAATCAAGACGGCGGTGTTAAGTCGTTAAACAAAGGCAATTATACAAGTGAATCTATTGGAAGTTATAGCTATCAAAAAGCTTCTAAGTCAGAACAAAAATTGGAAACAATAAACGGTATAGAGGTTAGTCCTCTTGTTGATGTTTACTTGCTCCCTACTGGCTTATTGAATAGAGGCTTAAATAAATGTTTCCGCACTCAATAACAGTTTGGAATCAGATAGCTAGTAATCATACAGGAGGATTTACTTATAACAAAGTATTTATTGATAACGTTAGATATGAATTAACGATTGCTAAACAAAACACTAAAGAGGGAGAAACAAACACTAGTCTTTTAAACTTATTTGTATTTCCAGATAAGATAGATACTGACAGTGTGTATATTGAGCCAAAAGAATATGAGTTATTAGAAGATAAAAAAGGTTATTACACTTTTGATACTGATACTTATATTGGTTTAGGTAAAATAGATACTCCTATTCCTAGTGGAAATAGTTATTCTGTTGATAGTGTTAAACCAGTACACGCTATGGGTAATGAAATACATCATTTTGAAATATCAGGTTCTTAATGAATGTAAAAGTTGATTTTGACGAAAATAAAGTCGCCAATTCATTTACAGGTAGTTACACACGAGCGAGAAAATGGTTAAAGAATGAGGTTGCAAAAGATACGAATTATTTTATTCCTAAACAATCAGGAGAACTCGAAAGAAGTGTTATTCCTAGTATAGGAGATAATGAGGATCGTTTGAAGTGGGACGAGATATATGCTTCATATCAATATTATGGTAAAAGAGCTGACGGAACTCACGTTATTTTACATCATTCTAGCACAAACCCCAACGCTTCTACTTTCTATTTTGAAAAAGCGAAAGCTGGAAATAAAGAAAAATGGATTCGTGTAGCAAGAAAATTAGCTGGAGGTAGATAAAATGCAAGAAATACTAATTGTTAAAAGTGTGTTAGATTATATTAACGATCATAGTAAAGAAATGAATTTGCCTTGTGAATTAGAATTAGAAGATATTGCTCCTAAAGGATTATCAATGTCTCTGCAACAAATAAGCGGAGAAAAATATTTTGAAAAAGATATTGTTGGTAATGAGAGTGGATTCTTCCCTTTTGCTATTTATTCTCAAAATACAAATGTTGATAAATTAGGTATTATTAAACCTTTATGGAATATATCTGATTATTTTGATAAGCATAAACAAGAAATTGTTTTGCAAGACGGTAGAACTACTGTTAATGTGGAAATGACAGGAACTCCTGCTCTATATTCACGTGCTAAAGACGGTACAGTAATCTATCAAGCCATTTATAAAGTGGAATACTATAAGGAGGTATAAATATGAGTAAACCGTTAGTAAGTAATCGTGTGCTTGTTATCGACGATAAAAAAGGCACAGGAAACAAAGAAAATTATGTTAGGGTTGGTAAAGGTTTTACAAACTTTACAAAAGCTAGTAACTCCACTATCGACCAAAAATTCTATATTGACGAAGCTGGTAAAGGAACATCTAGTAAAACAGGTATGCAAACTATTTATTCTTTAACTGGAGATAGAATTAAAGAAGATCCAGCTAACGATTTCATAGCTGGTTGCTACGATAAAATGGGCGACGACGTTATCACTACTGCTATTCAGTATGACGAATACGAACCAGTAGCTGAAAAGGCTGGCTCATTTAAAGCTAAAAAGTTTGAATGTATGGTTAATTGTACTAACGACGGTTCTGGAGACGGTGGTGCTGTATTAGCTGTTGAAGCTGAAATACACCAAAACGGACAAGAAATCGAGGGTTCTTACAATCCTGGCACTAAAACATTCACTGCTGATAGTGAATAATTAAAAAATATGGAGGAAAAAATATGGAAAATAAAAAAATAAATGCTGTGAATTCAGTACCTTTTGTAGATAACGTTATAGAAATAACGCTTCCCGAAACTACAAAAAAACTAAAAATCGACGGTAAAACCTATCTTTTTAATACTGATAGTATAGAATTACTTAGAGAAATAGAAAGAATCGGAGAAGAAGTTAAAAAAATTGATTCTTCTAATATGAAAGAAGAACAGAAATTAACATCTACTTTAGAAAAATGTAAACACGGTATTGATCTAGCTTTAGGAAGCGGAACTTTTGTTGAACTCTTTGGAGATAATATGGACTCTTATATGCGTCCTCTCTATCTATTAAGTCAGTTAATCGTTATCTGTCGTGAAGCAACTAAAGACGTAGTTGCATTTGAGTATTCTTCTGAAAGAGCCAGTAATCGAAAATGAATGTGTTAATAGAGGGACTACCGAAGACAGTAAAAGTCAACGGTAGTCCTTTTTTGATAAATACAGAATTTTATATAGCTATGATATTTGTAGAACTTATGTCAGACAGGTATCTAACGCCGTATGAAAAGATTATGCAATCAATTAAACTATGGTATATAGAAACCCCACCTATCAAAACAAATAAAGAGATATTAGACGCATTTAATGCTATTATGTGGTTTTATACTATGGGAGAATCTGAAGAAGAAAAAAAACAACAAAGTCAGACTGTAAACAGAATAAGAGAATCAAATAATCGTATTCTGGATTATGAGGCGGATCAAGCTTATATAGTTAGTGCTTATCAACAACAATATAATATTGATCTTACTGTTGAAAACATACATTGGTGGAGATTCAAAATGTTATTTAACGGATTAACAGGTAAAACTAAAATTGTAAAAATTATGCAATATCGTAGTATGACTATTGATCCTAAAATGCCTGAAAATCAAAAAAAGTTTTATCAGGAAATGAAACAACTATATGCTCTACCAGATAATAGAACCGAGGAGGAAAAAGAAAGAGATTTTCAAGATCAACTTAATATCGCTCTAGGAGGTGGTTAAAAATGGCTAGACAAGCGGACGGAAGTATCGTTATAGACACCAAAATAGACGACGCTAAGTTAAAAAAAGGAATAAGCAATATTGGAACAAGTCTTAAAGGAATAACTAAACTTGTAGCCACTGCTTTTTCTGTTAAAGTCATTTATAATTTTACTAAAGCCTGTATTCAAGCTGCTTCCGACTTGGAGGAAGTACAGAATGTTGTTGACGTAGTATTTGGAGAAAGTTCCGAGATTATAAATAACTTTGCTAAAAATGCTGTTAAGAGCTTAGGATTAAGTGAATTATCAGCTAAACAATATGCTTCCACAATGGGAGCTATGTTAAAAAGTATGAAATTATCAGACAAACAAGTATTAACAATGTCTCAAAATCTTACCGCTTTAGCTGGAGATATGGCTTCATTTTATAATATTAGCGGAGACGAGGCGTTTACTAAACTTAGAGCTGGTATTTCAGGAGAAACTGAGCCATTGAAACAATTAGGTATAAACCTTAATGTTGCTAACTTGGAGGCTTACGCTTTATCTAAAGGTATTGATAAGTCATTCAATTCAATGTCTCAGGCGGAACAAGCAATTATAAGATATAATTACTTACTTGATGTTACTAAAGACGCTCAAGGAGACTTCTCTAGGACATCAGGAAACTGGGCTAACCAGGTAAGAGTATTATCAGAACAATGGAATACTTTTAAAAGTGTTTTAGGAAGTTCTTTTATTCAAGTATTAACCCCTATAATTCAAGCTTTAAATAAAATAATGGAAAAACTTATTCTAGCCGGTAAGTATTTTCAAAGATTCGTTTATATGCTAACTGGTGTTAAGCCAGAAACAAACGGAGCTACAAAAGCTGTTGAGGGATTAGGTGGTAGTTTGGACGACGCCACTGATAAGGCTAAAAAAACTAAAAAAGCATTACAAGGATTGCAAGGATTCGATAAATTAAATGTATTAGATAGTGATTCAGATAGTGATAGCGATTCGTCTGGCGGTGCTTCTGGAATGAGTATAGACGATCCGTATGACTTTTCTGACGCAATTACTGCTACTGACGCCTTAGACGGAGCATTTGAGGAAATTGATAATAAATTGAAACGAATAAAAGATGTCTTTAAAAGTGTTTGGGACAGTGCTATAGTTCAATCATTTGTATATGCTGTTAAGTCATATATTCAATATATTTACGATTTTGTTGTATCTATGGGCGAAGCATTATGGGAAAATATGCAATTAACCTGGGAAAACATTAGATTAGACGTTGAAACTATGCTTTCAAACATTACTGAATTATGGACTACTTTTTGGACTGACTTAGGAGATACAATTAACGAATATTCTCAGCCAATTATAGAGGGAATGACTGAGTTATTTAATTCTGTATGGACTGAAGCAATAGATCCTTTAATAAAAACTCTTACTAAAGCTTGGTCTGATTTTACTGGTATTCTATTAGAACTGTGGAATAAGTATGGTAAAGATATATTAGACGGTATTGGAGAGTTCGTTACTAATACTATTGATCTATTTCAATCTATATGGGACAACGTACTAGAGCCAATAATAACGCCGTTTTTAGAGACTTTGTCTTGGCTATGGGACAAACATATAAGTAAAATGGTTAAGGCTATCGGAGAGTTCTTAGCAACTGTTATAGATTGTGCTTTACAATTATATAACAAGTTTATAAAACCTATTGTTTCTTGGTTATTAGAAAAATTAGCTCCAGCTTGGTCTTTCTTAAGTAGCACTGTTATAGGAATTGTTGGTACTATTGTTGGTACCATAAGCGATTTGGTAACGGGTATTACAAAAATATTAACAGGAATAATCAAGTTTATTACTGGAATATTCACTGGCGATTGGAAGAAAGCCTGGGAGGGTGTTAAATCTATATTTACTGGAATATGGGATTCTCTATCTGGAGTTGTAAAAGGTGTTCTTAATGTAATTATTGATGTATTGAATGGTTTTATTTCAGGTATCAATAAAATCAGCTTTGATGTTCCCGATTGGGTTCCTATTATAGGCGGTAAAAAATGGGGCTTTGATATTCCTAAAATAAAGAAATTTGAAAACGGAGGCGTTTTATTCAAAGAAACAGTTGGTGTTATGGCTGAATACGATAACGCACGATTCAATCCAGAAATCGTATCTAAAGAAAGTGAAATGGCTAAAGTATTTGACGGTGTAATGAGTAAATGGGTAAATAAAATAAATAGTGGTTCAGGTAAAATGACTGGAACGCTAAGATTAGTAGATTCTAACGGAGCTACGTTAGGAAAAGTTGTAGTTGACGCAATCGACGCTTATAGCGACGAATTAGGCTACAACCCACTATAGGAGGTGCAATATGAAT